GAGCGATTCCTGATACTTCTGCTCGTAGTACTGCATCATGTCCTGCTCGCCCTTCATGTAGATGTAGGCTTCGCGCAGGGTTCCGTACAGAAGCACGGTCTCGAAATTATCGCCCAGCCAAGACGTACTCGCCGTAACAATGGACTGCGGGTAGTAGTAGTAATGCAGTTCGACCTGATAGTTGCTATCCGGGGTCGGACCCAGAATGAACGTGTTCTTGTCGAAGATGGCGTAGTACTTGGGAACCCCAGTGTCATCCGGGTCCGGGTAGCACTCACGGATGAAGTTCACATCCTTGTCGATCAGGAACGACTGAGCGTTCGTGATAGGGGTGATGACTGCCAACGAGAAGTTCGCCAACCAATCTGCGGGAACAGTTAGGTACTTGTTGTTGGGGGTCAGGGTGCCGATCTGATTCTTACGGATGGCAGGGATGAAGACCGCGTTGTAGATACGCTCTTCCGCCAACTGCACAAAGACAGGGATGTTCGCAACGAACGAAGTTTCCTCGTTCTGCGTGTACTGTTTAACCAGATCTACGAGTTGCGTGTAGTTCATGTCACAGCCACCGTGACGGTTCCGACGAACCCGGTCGAGATGAGATCATTGGGTGTGAGGTCTGTGTCATACGCCTGCGCCCCTCCAATGGGGTTGAAGCCCCACTGGATCATCCGACTACCGTTCGCGCCTTGGTTACCGGGAGCAAAGAAGGTGTTGTCAGGACGGGCATTACGCAGCGCCTGAGGGTCATCCATGGGTACGCGACCCAACTGCAACTGGGGATGATCGACATCCATGCATTCGAAGCAGACCCGGATGCCTATGGGCAACAGGTTCTCATACTGCTGATTCAGGTCATGCAGTTCATACCGCTGTCCGCAGCGGTCGCAGAACCCGAATGCGTTCTTGCCTGATGAGAACGGCTTGCCCATTTAAACATTCCTACCAATGTACCCGTTCATTGGGACAAACCGTACAGAAGCCTTTTCCCGGTCTTCGCCTGCCGCCAAGTCCCACTGAACCTCATATTCCTGCTTGAGGAACGACAGCCTGTCAGCCGCATCAGGTCTCTTCATGGCGACATAGTAGGCAAGCCCAGCCACAAGGCAGGGGAGGAATCGCGCAGGGATGTCGATGGTATTGGCACCACCGGTTCCGACATCCTGAATCCGGCGCATCTTCCAGTACACGAGGGTGTAGGTCTGGGTGTTATCTGGAACAGGCCACAGATACACCACTGGCGCGGCTCTCTGACGGTCCACATAGATCTGTAGCGGCATGCCCTGAGTGAGTTTGTTGCTCAACTGGGCATAGTCCGATACTGAGATACGGGACAGGGTGTAGTCCGTCTGACCAGAGGTGCTGCCTGCATCTGTACGCAATTGATGCTCGATGAGATCAATGGTGTCGGCAGGCATGGTGTAGGTGAAGGTTCCGGGTGTCAGTACCTGCGAACCTTGTTCCACCGTCCAGAGGTTGATGCCCCGGTTTGCCCATTCAAGCGCCATGAAGTTCATGGAGCGACGGGCAGTCTGAAGGTCGTAACCGGTACGCAACTCCAAACCCGCCCGTTCGAAAGCCTCTTCTACGAGTTCCCGAAACTCAGGGTTGAAAACTGCGGTACCGCTGGTAGGCATTAGACCATCCGACCCTTGGTCTTGCCGCGAATCTCACAGCCGCCGCCACGGACAGATCCGCCCATGGAACTTCCTGAGACCCGTCCACCAGAGCGCATACCGTCAACTTCACGAGCCTCCCGTGCGGCTCTCATCATGGCGGTTTTCTGCTGGTTTTCTGTCATGGCATCGACTCGCCTGCCAATATCGTATCGGCGTTTGGCAACTTGAAGGCCGCGCCCAACCATTCCCAAAGCACGAGCCGCAGGAGGAACAGCCAAACCAAGCGCAACACCCTTCAATGCTTCACGATCTTCAGGAGACATTGCATCAGATTCTTTCACCTGATCACGAAATCCTGTAGCACGGTCGCTAGGAAGCGAACTACGCTTTCTATCGAGAGGGCGACGAGGACTGTTTCGCTGCGTAGGACCGCCTTCCGTCACATTGTCATCCGGGGATGGAAGGTTTTCTCGCGGTGCGAGATCATCCATCAGGTTGACCTTATCCTTTTCCTTAGACACAACCTTGGATTTCGATCTGCTTTGATCCTTTGGCTTGTCTTTTGTATCAACCTTCAAGCCGGGTTGAAAGTCTTGTCTGTCGGTCTGCATTCCGGGTTGTGGGTCTTCCTCATACCCAAGACGACCACCATCAGAAAATCGTTGCATACGACGACCAGACTTATATTTAGACGCGTATTTCATACAACGCGACCCTTGGTCTTGCCTTTGATAGCGCATCCATCACGGCTATCACGGGTCATGCCGCCCTTGGCGTAAGTCATGCCGCCACCCATCATCTTGCCCTTGCCATCAGCCGCGAAGAACGGAACCTTGGAACCATTCTTATCGACCATCTTCAGGCTACCGCCTGCGGCGTAACCCATCATTCCACCTTTCTTCATGCCCTCTTCTTCCATCATGTATTCCATATCATCGTCGTCGCGCTTCTTACCAGCGCCGATTGCAACGATCATCATCGGTCCTTTGCCTTTCATGCTCGTGTCCTCCCGCGCATAGCGCAGCCATCAATGGATCCGCCAGCAGCCTTTTTGACCTTGCTGGCCTCTGAAAGCGCAATGGCAACAGCCTGCTTGGGGTTCTTCACCACTGGGCCTTTCTTGCCAGAATGCAAAGTGCCTTCCTTGAACTCACGCATCACCGTGCCGACCTTCTTCTTCTGGCCCGGCTTGGTGATCTGCTGATTCATGTTTGCACGAGACATAGCCATGTCACTTACCTCGTTGTCTGAACGGTCTTACTTTTTCTGCAACGGCTTTCGGTTGCGAGACGAACTGCTTGCCTTGGGCTTTACCTTTACGCTTGGCGGCGGTGGTACGGGCATATTCCGAAGGCGAGAGAGCCTTGATCGCAGCCTCTGGTAGATATCTTTCACCAGTTTCACTACTCGGTTTTCCACTCTTCGTCCTCCATTTTTGCTCAGTCCAAGCCTTCAATGAACGCTGTGTCGCTTTCATCTGATCGGCCCACCTACGATCCAAGCATCGCAAGTACGCGCACCGGCACACTTGAAATGGAAGAGTTCGCAGTACCCCAAATTGCTTGCCTCGATGACATCCATCGAGTAATCCTTATGAGGCTTGTCACCGGCTTCCATTCCCTTGGAGATGCAATCCAGCATCTGCTTGGTCTGGATGAATGCCGCGCAGTTCCCACAACGAGACTTCTGAGCCTCATCGACATCCACCGCCCACATCTTCGCCTTGGCCTTCCAGAACTTATCTGAAGGTTCATCAGGATTCAGTGGGCCGTAGCCGTATTCCTTGATGGCGTGGTTGCGATTCTTCAGGTTGACATGGACATCCATCGTCGCCACAGGGCAAGACTTTCCCTTGCCATTCTTGTAGGACTGTTTGATGGCCTGTCCAATCGCATCCTTTTTGACCCGCATAGCCATCAGTTCTTGTAGCCGCCTCCGGCTTCCTTGTACTTCTTGGCAAGCAACTGCGCCTTACGAGCGGACCACTGACCTGATGCTGTGCCTTGGACTGCGGAACCCTTGATCTGGTTGAACAGTCGCTTACGCATCTCAGGCTTGGTGTAGTTCCCGGCTGCGTTTACCTTGCTTTTTGCCTTTGCCATGTCAGCAGTTCCATGCACGAAGCGACTTATTAATCCGGCTGTTCGGATCATTTGCCGTTTTGGCGCTGGTCAGTTTCTTCTTCATGCCCTTCATTCGGGCGCAAAAAGAATCTCGCCTAGGACCGCCTTCAGGCTGAGGACGCTTCAGACCCGGCTTGCCGGGGTTGGCTTTGTTGTAAGAAGCCCTGCCCTTGGCATTAAGTCCGCCAGATGGGTCTTTGCCTTCTTTCCTTTGCCATGCTGGGCTTTTCGCCATAAATCACCCGCAGAGAACTGTAACCTTGGAGACCTGATCCAGCGTCATGACTGCAAAGTCATTGTTCCCACTCTTCGTGGTCAAGATTCCTTCAGGGGGAACCATGGCATCATTTGCAGTGCTGTCGGCTGGCGTAAACAACTTCAGCAGCGTGGTGTTATTGGGCTGCGCGGTGAAGGTAATGCTACCTCCAACCGACGAGGCCACATAGATCACTTGCTTGATGCGGGTACGGGGGAACGCAAGGTCACCACCGTAACCGATCTTGATGCCACCAGTCGAAGCCGCGCTGATGCTGATACTGTTGACGCGGGTGTAGTAGTTGGTCGAATAGACCACGGTCGCGCTCGGGCCTGTAACGGTCTCAGTCACGATGCCGTTGTAACCCGTAGCGCCAACCTTGACACCGGTAACGGTGAAGGTCTTGTCGGCATCCGCGCCATTGGAGGTGATGGAAACCTTGTAGCCAGTTCCGTACTGACCTACATCATTCGCCAGAAGGGCGATGTTCCCAGACGCAGCAATGGTCGCAGAGGAGCGGAAATAGTCATCGTCGCTGGTCGGGTTAACCGCCCAGACATCGTACTGTGCCATAGAGAATCCTCCGCTTTAAAATTAAACGGTGACGCTCTTGTACAGGGCGATATACGCGGTGGTCGCTCCGACCAGAACCTGAATGTAACCCTGCTGGGCCGACACTGCGCCCGAAGCCGCGTTGACCACCACACCAATCTTGGTGCTGCCAACCGTCAGGGAGGTGCAGAGAAGGTTCGTGATCGTGCCGGAAGCAGCGGTCAAAACGGTGGCAGAGACATTGCCAACCACTGCGCCGATGAAACCATTGTCCGACTCAACCGGACCAGAGAAAGTAGTTTTAGCCATGTTTAAACCTCGTATGCGAGTTGCCTGCCAGTCTGCATACCGTCAGCCGGGTCTGTCTGGCAGGCTAAATTATCCCGGTAGTGCGATTAAACACTACACATGCACAAAAAGAAAGGGGGGCTTTCGCCCCCCCTTCCATTCCGACCCTATCAGGTCGAACCCGGCGAACCGTAGATGCCAAGCGGATCGCTGACACCAAACGAGTAACGCTCACGGGCCTTGTACCGGACATTCCCGGTATCAAAGTCACCATCCATGGAGGTCGAGAGCGGGGTACGCACGAAGTGCTTCATACCATTCGGGACATCCGTGATGATGAAGAAGGCGTTCGTGTCAGTCAGGTAGTGATTGACAGCGTAGCCTTCCGGGATAGCGCCCATGTTGCGGATCGCGTTGATGTCGTTGTCGGCGGTCGCCGTGCGGAGAGTGGTCTCCATCAGGCGCTCGGCAACGAACATCAAGTTCGACGGCACAACGAGACGACGAGGACGGGCGGCGATCAAGAGACCGCGCTCGTCCACATAGTTCGCAATCGAGATGATTGCGTCTTCCAAGGAAGTCTCGTTGAGGTCCGCACCCACGGTCGGACGGTTGGCATTGGTGCCACCGCTGACCAAGGGGTGAGCCGTGCTGAACAGCGTCACACCGTCTCCCGACTGGAAGGTGGTGAAACCGTTGTTGAGCAGAGCCGCAGCCTTGACCTGCTTGGTGTTCGCCATACCACGGGCGAGAGCCTTGGTGTAACGAGCAGAGAGTTGGTCATAGAGATTGTCCTCCATGGCCTCCTCAGTGATCGAGAACCCCATGGCGATCGTCTCGTGGTTATAACGAGCCGTCCAAGCCTCCTGCGCGTTGTCGTAGGCAATGGCCTGACCTTCCTGCTTGACAGGGGCCGTGCCGAAGCCCGACAACTTGACTTCCTCTTCGAAAGCCTTCTCGGAGTTTTCGGTCTCATAGATGAGGGTATGCTCATCTTCGTACTTCTGGTACTCCAAGCCGAACAGGGCGTTAAGCCCCGGCAGGAGTTCCTTCAGCATCTGTGCGCGTGAAATAGCCATTTCTCAGAACTCCTTTAGGCAGTGACGCTACTGTAGTAGCCGTGGGTCAGAACATTGAGTTTGACCAACAACTCACGGTAGATCGTGAAGACAACAGTCGAAGCAGAGGGGATAGCCGTCACCGAACCCGGCACCGCGATAGCGGCGTTCAGGGTAAGCGAGGTATCACCGACCGCAGCCGCCACGCTGAGGAACGAACCAGTCTCAATCAACTGACCGTTCGATGCGTAGTAGGCCACGCTCGTGCCGACCGGGAGAGCCGCCGGAGCGCCCGAACCCGTGAGGGTAAGGGTCGTGCTGGAGGACGAACCCGTCGCCGTGTACGAAAGCGAAGTCTCAGGGACCACGCCAACGCAGCGCAGCGGGAGGATGCTGGTCGCAGGCGTAGCCGAAGGCGCGAGGATCGCGTTCTTCGAATTGCCCGTGTTCACATTACCCGTGTTGTCAACAGCCGAAAGGTTGGTTCCGACCAGCGCATACGCGCCCGATGCCATGACCGTAGTCGCAGAGCAGACCGCAGCCTTGAACACAGTGTCCGGATCGTCAACGACATACGCCAACGCATCACCAGCCAGCGTCGAAGCCGGGTAGTACTGCGAGAAACGCTTGTCCTTGGTCACCGGATCGGTGTAGGAGCAACCAACGAAAACGCCGGTCACCGCGTTGGAATTGGTGGCAGCACCAATCGAAACGCGAGTAGCCGAACCTCGCACGACTTTGACGAAATCTCCGTAGAAGATGTTCGTGTCATAGCCGTACTGAATCGGGTACATACGGGTGGAACCCGCAAATACCTGACCGCCGATGAGGTTGATCGGCAGGAACCCATAAGGGCTAGTAACATCAGTTCCTGAAGCCATTTGAAATTACCTCGAAAAGTGGAAAGATAAGGATTTAACCTCGTCCGAAACTGGTGCGCGTCGAACGCTCCGGATTAAGGAGCGGCATACGCGGATCATTCTCCCGCAGATAACTGCGGTCCACACCATCGATCTGTCGGTCAGAAACTTCTTGGAAGTACTTCTGGCGTTGCAGCATCTTCTCAAGGGGAGCCTTGCAAAGGAGCAAGCCACCCACTTCGACATTGCCTTTGAACTGGGAGTTGAGGTCAGACATGATCTTCAACTCAGGATGATCTTCTGCCTTCACAGGCTCCCAGCCTTCACGCATCTGGCGCGAGACATTCGTGTTATCCGAACGCCCCAGAGAAGAGGTGCGAATCCAGCGGAACACCCAACCATCTTTCTGTTCCGGGACCGGTAGTGCGGATTGCGGCAACCAAGTGTCGTTAGGACGGGCTTCGGTTGCACGGTCGATACGGATTTTGCGCTCTTCAGCCATTTGAAGTCTCCTTGATGACCTGTTTGGCATACTGCTCGGGGGTAAGGCCAATTCGCTTTGCGAGAGCGACTTGTGTAGCAGTCAACTGTATTTTGCGTGGTCTTGAGCCATTGTTCCGATTTGACGGGGCTACCACGGTGGAAGGGGTGCGTTGAGCCGGTGCAGATGTCACTTGGACATCTTCATCCTTCTCAAAGTAGTCTGGGAATCGTTGCCGCATGGCGGCATCGATCTTCTGATAGTACTCGTCGGTGTCGGGCTGTACGCCTTGTTCCCGGACGAGCGTCTCATGTACTCCATAGGCCAGAGCGGTCATGGCACGGTTCCCATTGGGACCGAACCATGGGTTGCCCTTGGTCCACTCTATGGCCTTGCTGCTCGGCTGCGGAGGCTGGTAAGCCTGCTGCTGAACGGGCTGCTGAACCGGCTGCTGTGTCTGCTGGGGGCGACGGTTCTGAAGGACGCGCTCATGCTTCTCTGCCTCGCGGACTTCCGTCTGCGCGTTAAGAAGTTTCTCCTGAGCGTCGATGATTCTCTGGGAATCACCGGCTTCGTAGGCTTCCTTGTACAGGGACTTGGCCTGATCAAGAGCCAACGATGCACGGGCCTTGATCTGTGAGACCAAGGCACCTT